CTCGACTTAACACTTTAGAAAGGGAGTTAGCTAAATGCCTGCTTCTACAAGAATCAAAGCTCAAAACATTCTATTCAAGTTTGGTGCTACCGAATACGCTTGCGACGCAAACATGGTTGAACTAACTTTAGGAGACGCTCCTGGAGACGTTCAGACATTCTGCGAGGTTAGAGTTGGCGGTCAATGGTCACTACAACTTGACGGAATTACTTCTGGAGATTCATCCAGCCTTTACCGTGTCCTTTGGGATAACTTTGGTGCAACCGCAAACTTCACCATCGCTCCTAACGGCAACGCAGTAGCATCTTCAAGCGAACCTCACTACACCGGAGTCGTTACATTCGACCAGCTACCCCCACTAGCTTTGGTTAGCAACGAGACCTCCGTGTTTAGCGTTACCTTGACGGTCAAAAGCACTCCTCACACTCCTGCTTCTGACATTTACTACGGAGTTACAGTAGACACCACAGCTTAATCATGGCTGAAGGAGTTAAGGTTGTCGGCCTAAACGAAGCTATTCGAGCCCTTAGAGCTATTGGAGTCCCGTCCGCCGAAATCGGACAGGCATCCCAAGAAGCCGGAGAGATCGTGGCTAGTTCAGGCCGCACCTTAGTTCCAGTTCGCAGCGGAAGATTACGCTCAACAATCAAAGCTAGAAAAGTAGCTAGAAAAGTTGTGGTTAGTGCCGGAAACAATTCAAGCGTTCCCTACGCTAACCCAATACACTTTGGTTGGAACTACGATCGGAAGAACCTCCAGGCTAAGAACATTAGACCTAGGCCATTCTTTACCAATGCACTAACTCGGACTAGAAGTCAGGTTTACAAGGCCTTCTTTGATAACATGGAAAAGCTATTCCAGAAGTATTCAAACCGAACACCATAAGGAGAACACAGAATGAACAAATTTGATTTTGAGAGTTTGACTCTCGAAGAAGTTGAAGTCATCGAGAACTTGACAAACCTAAGTATCGATGAAGCGTTTCAAAACGGTAAGCCTAAAGGCAAAGCCCTATCCGCTTTTGTTTGGGTAGTCCTGAAAAGGGATAACCCTAACTACAAAATGGAAGACGCTAAAAAAGTAAGTTTGAAGGACGCTCTTGGCATGATCAAGGGTGATGAAGAAAAAAAAGAATAAGGGAGCTATCCGCTAAACGCATGGCGGAGTTCTGTCGGTTCTTCAACGTGAGTCCGTCGGAATACAAAGCTCTAACTATGGGCGAGTATTTGGCGTTCATACAAACAGTCAAAAAGGATTAGCATGGCCGGAACCTTAGCTCTAAACGTCGAGATTCTTGGAGAGTTCAAGAAGCTTACTACCGCTACCCAAGGGGCAGCTGGTCAGCTTGAAGGCCTAAACAAAACTACAAGCGCAATCTCCAGCGGAATGATAAAAGCTCTTGGAGCTATCGGTGTTGGTTTCTCTCTAGGCTTTATCAAAGACCAGTTCGAGCAAGCTGCTAAGGCTGCAGTCGAGGATGTCAAGTCCCAGCAACTTCTAGCTATTGCTATGGAGAACACTGGAAAAGCAACCGCTGCAACCGTAGCAGAAGCCGAAGCATCCATAAAGGCTATGCAGCTTCAAACGTCCGTAGCCGATGACATTCTAAGACCAGCATTCCAGAAGCTGTTTATAGCAACCGGAAACGTTACCGATTCAAACCGATATCTTCAAATTGCATTAGATACTTCCGCTGCAACTGGTAAAGACCTAGACTCCGTAACGCAAGCCATGGCTAAGTCTTTGGCAGGTCAAGACACCGCTCTTCTAAAGCTCATCCCTTCCCTTCGAGGAGTCGAAGATCCACTAAGCGAACTAGAGAAGACTTTCGCTGGAGCTGCAGAAGCGGCTGCCGATACAGATCCTTACCAGCGCATGAACATTATCTTTGGAGAGATGCAAGAGCAAGTTGGAATGGCCTTGCTTCCAATCCTGAACGAATTTTCTGATTGGCTTGCTACCCCAGAAGGTCAGGCTAAGCTCCAAGAGATTGTGGACGGCATAGTTGCAATTATTGAAGAAATGATTGAAGCCGTGAAATGGGTAGACGCTAACAAGGATTGGTTACTTCCGATGGTCGCTGCAATCGGTGGAGTCACCGCAGCTTGGAACTTAGCAACCGCAGCCGTAAATGGTTTCAAGGTCGCAGCGGGTATTACTGCATTCGTCAGCGGTTCTGCCGTGGCAACAACTGGAGCCGTATTAGCAGGATCTGCAACTGGTGGATTTATGGAAGGTCAGCAAGTAATTCAAAACGCTGAAATCCTTTCTGGTGGAACAAGATTTGAAGAAGGTCGTGGCTTATTCGGTGGAGCATTCCAAGCACCAGCACCAGTAATCAATAACAACATAACCGTTAGAACCGATGCAACCGCTAAAGAGATAGCCGACGCAATAAACCGAGCTAACCGGGCAAGTGGAACGAACCTAATTAGAGCGCGATGATTCCTAACTTTGCTATTGATCAGAACCTAAAGGTCGAGTTTCTAACTCCGGACGAAGAAGGCAACTCCTTTCTTCTTGGAATTAGCTTGCTTGGTGGAACCGATGTTCTTGGTGGCTTTGGAGAGTTCACTCTTGGAGTATCCCTTCTAGGTGGAGATGATGTTCTTGCTCCTAGCTCCGGTCTAAAGTGGCAGGAAGTTACATGCTCCGTTGCGAGCGCAAGCATCTCTGTTGGTGGATCTCTTGAAGACTCCGTAAACTTCCAGCCAGAACCAGCCACGGCTAACCTGGTTCTTCAAAGCTATGAATTAGATCCAACGGTAAACCAGAACATTCGAGCCAACACTAAGTTCCGGGTTCACCTAGAGAGCGATGAAATTGACCGCATTCTGTTTCAAGGTTTCATCGACACTATTGACGTGACCTACTTCCCAGATGGGCCGAACGTTATTCAAATCACAGGCTTCGATGCTTACAAGTCTCTGGTAAACTCTCGATTCGCAGTTTGGGACACTACCAGCTATGGAACTCACATCCACATAGACGAGGTCTGGGAGCTAATTGGTATCGAGAGCGGTCTAGGTTTATCGCCAGAGTCTTACCACGTAGGAGGTCAGATTCCAGTAGTTGATGAAACCAATGTTTTAGTCAGTGGCATAGTAAACGAAGCTCTCCAAGTTGGTAACGGTTTAGTTTGGCTAGATCAGGATACCGAAGAACTTGTAGTTATCCATCGAACTGGAGTCCAGGCTGGAACCCCAACGACTTACATAATTGGCAACAATCACGGAGACGATTACCATCTCTGCATGAGCGAGATAAATGTCTTCTCCGACGCGGACGCGGTCTATAACTCCTTGACAGTTTTTCTAGAGTCCGACCCAACAATCTTTACAGTCCGAAAGGATCAAGATTCTATTGATCTATACGGCGAAGCAGCTATTGACGTAACACTAAACACCACAACCCTTGCACAGCTAGACAACTGGGCAGACCGGGTATTCAATCACAGATCAGCAAACCAAGTGAACCGGGTTCAAACTCCTTCAATCGATAGGCTTGGAGACTTGACAAACGCAGCGGTGTTTACACCGGGAATGACGGTAGGTGTCAGCTATACTAATACCCAGCTAGACATCGTCGGATACTACACTATAATCAAGGTCTCTCATCGCATTGATCCAGATAACTGGTTCACGACACTCGAACTATGGAAGGAAGCCTAGTGGCTTACAAAGTATTTACAAATGGCTCGGTGCTCCCGGCCTCAGACCTCAACACGTATCTAATGGATCAATCGGTTATGGTATTTAGCAGCTCCGCAACTAGAGCCGCAGCTCTTACAGCTCCGGTCGAAGGAATGCTTACCTGGCTAGAAGATGTGAACCGTTACGAAAACTACAACGGAACAGCTTGGGTTGCTCTTGGCAGCAGTGCTTTAGAGTTTATCAAGGCAGACACAATCGGATCGGGAGTAAGCTCTCACGTTTGGACAGGAACTTTTAGCTCTACTTATGACTCTTACAGAATTGTAGTTTCTGGTGGAGTGGCCAGCACAGCAACAAGACTTAGACTTCAACTAGGAACTGATACCGCAAACCACAACTCAAACGCTTTTACAGGTAACTATACGACTAATGGGTTAACTGGTTCTGTTGCAGGTAACGTTGCTTACTTTGATTACATTGGAGCTGCAACCACAAGCACAATCTCCGGAATCATTGACCTTGAGGGACCATTTATTGCTAAGCAAACAATGATGACCTCAACTGGTGAAAAGAATGGAACTGCTGGCTCAACTGGTGGAACTGGCTCTGTCACAACTGGAATCCACACAGCTGCTACTAGCTTCACAACTTTCAACATCAAACCAGCTAGCGGAACTATTACAGGCGGAACTGTTGCCGTCTATGGATACAGGAAGGCATAATGACTAATCCACTAATCGGAATTGACGGAATCGTTCGGGAAATGAACGAAGAAGAATTAGAGAATCATCTAATTACCCAAACTCAAAGTGACTCTATTGAAGCAGAAGTTAAAGCCAGAGAAAAAGCTAAGAAATCTGCACTTGCTAAGTTAGCTGCACTTGGTCTAACAGAAGCAGAGATCGCGGCTCTATAACATGGCCGAGGAAACTACTTCGGTTCGCATTACCCAGGCCGACATCTACAAGAAGCAACTCGAACACGGCGAGATTTTGATTCAAGTTCTACAGAAGCTAGATCACCTAGACGATGTTCCAGACCGTCTAAGAGAAGTTGAACTTACACTAGCCAGATTATTCTGGATTGAAAGAGTTGCTTACGCAGGACTCGGTGCAGCACTAATCTCAATGATTGGTTTATTTACTACAACGATTGGAGCCTTCTAATGGCAAGCGTTCAGAATAACTTCACCATAGACGCAGGTGCAAAGTTTACTAGGCAATTTACTTACTTGCTAAATGGATCGGTAGTAAACCTAACTGGCTACCTTGCAAGAGGACAAGTTCGTAAGTCTACGTTTGCCCCTTTGGTGGTTGAGTTTATTCCAACTATTACCGGTGGAACTTACGTTATAAACATGACCTTGACTACAGAACAAACAGCATTACTTCGAGACTCTAACTATGTCTACGCAATCGAGGTTTACAATGACTCGACCGGGGACGTTGCAGTCGTAAGTCATGGAGTAGTAACCGTAAACCAAAGGATCGTAAGATAATGGCAGCTTGGATTAGACCAGTAGAAGGCAAGATTACAGACAGCTTCGACGGACATCGAGGACGCACTAGCCCACCATCGAGAAACCCTGGTATCGATTACGGAGTCTCAATGGATACTCCAGTCAAGGCAATAGCGGATGGAATCGTCTCCGGCACAGTTCAGACTATTAGCGGAGCTGGAGGTCGCATGATCTTCTTATCATTCCCGACCGGACACAATGCAGACTATCTTCACCTATCGAAGATCCTGGTGCAAAAGGGACAGTCAGTAAAGCAAGGAGAAGTTATTGGCTACTCCGGAGGTTCTGGCTTTGGATCTAACACAGCTTACGGCGCTCACTTGCACTTATCCTTCCGAATGGGCGGTCAGCCAACCATGGCAGCCGGAAACCTAGATTTTGAGAAGATGCTAACTAGCACTCCAGTTGAGAAGCCTGTAGCAGACAAGAAGCCATCTAAGCCTAAAAAGGCTTCTAATACTTACACAGTGGTCAAAGGTGACACACTTACCAAGATAGCCAAAGCGCATGGATCTACAGTCGCAGAGCTAGTCAAACTAAACAAAATCAAAGACAAAAACAAAATCTCTATTGGTCAAGAATTGAAAGTGAGCTAATTATGTGGCTAGACATTATCCGAAGAACCCTAGCGGTCATCATTCTAAAGGTGACTGGAATCTTTGTTGGTGGAGCTGCAATCGGTCTACAAGTTAGCCAGGCTATTGCCATGGCAGCCTTCGCTGGAATCATCGATGTCTCCCAGTCCTTCGGCAAAATAGCAGACGCGAAACTCCCAAAGCCTAAGAAGTAAATGTCGCAATCATCTATTAGGATGACGGCATGGACATCACACAGAAAATTGAGGCTTTAGGCTTCGCAAAATACATAGGCACTTTTGAGCCTGGCACTAAGGAATGGTATCAAGCCCGAAGGGGTATTGGTGGTTCCGATGTTGCGTCCGTAATGGACAAGAACCCATGGAAGTCCGCGTATACGCTATTCATGGAGAAGTCCGGTAAACAATGGCAAGACCTTCCGGCCAGTATCTCTATGCAGATGGGCACTTACTTCGAGCCTGTAATTAGGCAGCTATTCCAAGACAACAATTCAGAATGGCTAACCGTTCACGAGACCGGAACTTGGGCAAGCATCGAAGAGCCTAGATCCGTTGCTAACGTGGACGGCATAATTGAATGGGCAGACGGATCCCTTGGAGTCCTAGAGATTAAGTTCTCCCGGATGTATTGGGACAAGCTCCCAGAACACTATAACCTTCAAGTTCAACATTACCTATCCGTCCTTGGAATGAAGCGGGCTATAGTCGTAGCGGTCGCAGGAGGCGATTGGAAGGAGTTTGAAGTCGTTCGGGATGATTCCCTTGTCGAGACCATGAAAAGCCGTCTACAGGCGTTCTACGGCTTCCTAGACACAGATAGAGCCCCAGACTACGACGGGTCTGAATCTACCTATGAGACTGTTAGGGAACTATCCGACGGTCTAGAAGAAGGAGAGATTGAGCTGGGATCTCTTTGGTCAAACTTGCTCCAGGCTAAGTCCGAGTCAGAGTATTGGGAGACACAATTCAGGGCACACAAGTCCGCGGTTCTTGCCTTCATGGATGGAACTAAGTATGGTCTATTCCAAGGTGACAAGGTTATCGCGCTACAAGCCCGTAACGGGAAGCCATTCATCACATTCAAATAGGAGGTAACAAATGGGTTTCGACCTAAGCAACTATGAACCAGTTTCAGAACGTATTCAGAAGTTCTGGAAGACCTATCCAAACGGTCGCATCATCACCGAAATCAAACTAATCAATGAAACCGAAGTTGTAGTTCAGGCTTCTGTCTTTACCGACCGGGAGGATGCTAGACCAGCTTCCGTCGATTGGGCACATGAGACCAGGGGTTCCAGCAACATCAATCGTTCATCATTCTTGGAGAACTGCAGCACTTCGGCTATCGGTCGAGGCCTTGCAACTCTAGGACTATCCGCATCTAAGAACCGTCCTAGCCGTGAGGAGATGATCAAGGCAACTAGAGATTCTCGGAACTACATCGAGGAGGCTTCGGAGGCTGCAGCTAACCAGGATCTAGAAACCCTAAGAACCATCTACGCATCCGCGGTCAAGTCACAAGTTGATAACGATGTTCTCGAAGCTATCAAGTCTCTCGCTGATTCGCTAAAGTCCAAGTAAATTGCAAAGGGGTAGCAGCCACAGAAAACTACTACCCCGTAAGCAAAGTATAGCCTAGGAGGGCACAGAATGAGCCTAGAAGCCGTTGCAGCCGTCCTGCATCACTCAACAAGCACCGCAACCGCTAGAAGCGTTTTGACGGCTCTGGCATGGCACATGGGTAATGACCCCGAAGAGGGTTGCTATCCATCACAAACTCGCCTGGCTAAATTTGCTGGGTGTTCCGTTAGACAAGTTCAACGCAATCTTCAAAAGCTGGTCGAGCTAGGGGAGATTGAAATGTCGCAGCATAACGGAGAAGGTTATCGATTCGACAGAATTACCAATCGATACTGGATCACTCTTGATTGTCCGGAAGGTTGTGACGGTAGTTTGAGTCATAATTTACGGGGCGTCAAGAAAGGCAGAACGGGGCGTCACCTACGCCTTATCGGGGTGACACCCAAGACGTCACGGGACGGCGTGGATGTCGTGTTAAAAGTAACTAATAATTAACTTAAACTTAAAGAACACTAGAAAGGAAAACACAGAATGGCAATCACAGTAATCTATGCAAAAGTAGCCGAAGTAGTAAACGAGGGATACCCAAGACTTCGAGTCTGGGAGACCTACGACTTCAAAGGCGAACCACGCAATCGACTATGGACAGCTTGGCTAGACAACGCCAGCAATTACAAGAAGGACGATGAAGTAAAAATCGAGGGAGCACTTGGAACCAAGGTCGGAACCTATAACAAGCCCGGTCAAGAGACTAAGCAAGTAGTTGAGCACTCTTTGAATAATTGCCTAGTGGAGCTTGTAAGAGCTGCCGAACCTAGAACCGCTTTGGAGGAAGTTATCAACATCGTGGCTCCAGGGGAACCTAAGGATCTACCGTTCTAAATGTTCCAACTCTTTGTTGCTGGAGACCCTAGACCGCAAGGTTCTAAGAAGGCATTCAACCGTGGCAAACACATAGTCCTAGTTGAAGCCAATAAGGATCTCCCTGCCTGGCGAGAGACCATGAAACGCATGTTTGAGCTAAAGATGCTTGAACTTGATAACCCGTTTCCAACGGCTATCTCGGTATCAATACAGTTCTGGCTTAGAAGACCCAAGTCAGTTACCAGGCAGTATGCAACGGGAACTTACGACATCGATAAGCTCACCCGTGCAGTCCTAGATTCGCTGCAATCAGCTAACGTAATTGTAAACGACAATCTAGTCGTAGATCTAAACGTCCGGAAGACTTATGCCGATGACCATGAATCAGGCATGCAAGTCACCATAATTCCCTTTGATAACGAATCGATAACGCAAGGCGTGTCGGACTTAGATCGTAAGCGTAGAGGTCTAGTTTGAAGCTATGAAGATACTATTTTTAGATCTCGAGACATCGCCGAACTTGGCTCATGTTTGGGGACTATGGGATCAGAACATAGCAATCACGCAACTCGAACGCTCCACGGAAGTAATCTGTTGGGGCGCTCGCTGGCTCGGAAGTGACAAGGTCATCTTCAAGTCAGTTCATCATCACGGCAAAAAAACTATGCTGGATGAATTACACAAGGTCATGGACGACGCAGACGTTCTTATCGGATGGAATAGCGCAGCCTTTGACTCTAAACACATCAAACGAGAGTTCATCGAGAACGGTTATCTGCCACCTAGCCCATGGATTGAACTAGATCTAATGCGAACCGTAAAGAACCAATTCAAGTTCCCATCTAACAAGCTCGACTACGTATCCCAAAAGCTAGGGGTTGGATCCAAAGTCAAACACACCGGGTTCCAGCTCTGGCTCGACTGCATGGCCGGTAACGCTAAAGCCTGGAAGCTAATGAAGGAATACCAGATTCAGGATGTAAACCTTCTAATTGACCTTTACTACATCTTGTTGCCATGGATAAGAAATCATCCACATATGGGGATTAGCGAAGGCAACGCAATTTCATGCCGTAATTGTGGCAGCGATAACCTACAACGCTACGGATTTAGATTTAGCGGAACCGTCAAGTATCAGCGTTATCTATGCCAGGAGTGCGGAACTAGCCTTCGAGGCGAGACAATAACCACGGCCAAGCGATCATAACGATTTCATAACGACACATAAACAAACCGACATAACCGACAGAACCGACAATAAAATAAGGACAGCACAGCAAGTCGAGCTGATACCAGAGCAACCCAGCCGCTTGAGGTGAGCCAGCAAGGGTATTAGGGCTGGCAACCACAACACAGAAACAGGAGGCAAGATGTTAGACGTAATGAGAGTCTTTATGGCTTTAGGTCTATTCGTATTCGCATGCTTCGGTGCCTACATCGTAGGAGAACCAGCCGTCGCATTACTAGCTGCAGGAACCGCGTATCTCTACCTAATCGCGGAATGGAGCTCTAAATGAAACTATCCGGTGAAGAGCGCAACGCCATCTTGTTCGAGGCTATGCGCTTACTCATGGATGACAACCTGGTATGGAGTAACGACTTCGAGGAGATTCGCCCGGCACTTGGATCTTTGTTCTTGAAGGCCATGTCAATTCCACAACTAGCAGAAATATTAACCACTCTCGCAGTAAGGATCGTGAAGACTTATGGATAACTATGAAGAAGAGAAACAAAACCTAATTGAGCGTCACGCAGAACAGCTAAAGGACATCATGGT